TCAATCCACTACAACACGAGTCGGCGTAGCACAAGACGAAGTTGGTACGTCAAGTTTAAACGTAAGCACAGTAGAAGATATTGACACAGGAATATATGGAGTAAATCTGACAAATGCACATTCTACCGATGATTGGATGTTTCTAAGCGGCGCACAAGCAACAAATAATACTTGCACAAGAAGGTTTGATAATGGCGCAAGTGCTAGTAAAGTCGTTACAAATAACAATGACGCTGATACAAATACTGACCAAGACCAAGCAAGCTACTGCGCAACAGCGGGAGACTTAGCATGAGTGAGATAAAAGTAGATACCCTCACTGGCAAGACCACCGCCAACGATATCACCGTGACTGTTGGTGCTACTGCTACTATGTCTTTGGAACAGGGGCTAGCGAAGGTTTGGACAACTTTCAATGGTCAGAGTGCCACAATCACCACGACAGACAGTTTCAACGAAAGCAGTTTGACTGATACAGGAACAGGAAGATACGCCGTAAATTTCACCAATAATATGGGCAACACTGGGTATGCAATTACAGGTGCTTTAGGTTCTTCTGATGCAGGTTATGGTGCAGGTTGGTTCAACACAGGTAATGCACACTCATCTTTTGGTCACACTGTTTCTAACACAACGTCATCACATAGAATATCACAAGCACACGCAGTGACTGCTGGTAATATTGACTATACTGATGTTCATTCCCTTGTTCACGGAGACTTAGCATAATGCAGACACCAGAGTTTAAAGGCACCCACCTGTTTGACCGTCTGTGCTGGGCGAAGGAAAACCTAGACGGTGTGCAGTCAGACTATCGTGTGGTCTACGAAGATAGCATCGATGAGTGCGCCAAGATACTTGTGCCAGACCCTAACTGGATGGCGTGTGCGCTTCAAGGCGGCATCTTACCTCCAGTGTGGGTGTACTGGGAACTGGCAAAGGACGAAGCCCAGCCCGACTTCAAGAAGCATACTCGCGGCTATCTGTTGCACCAGACAGAACCAATGCCAGCGATGACTGAAGAAGAGGCGATTGAATACCTAATTCAGAAGGATGTGCCACAGCACGTCTGGAAGACTTGGAACGAAGGCAACAAACCAAAGATGGTTATCTGCCGAAAAGAACAGCTACCAAGCACACGTGAGTGGCGCAATGCTTGGAAGATAGCTGAAGACATTAATGCCACTGATTTAGCAGCATAAGGAGTACACAATGGCTGTAACAACATACATCGTAGACAAGGACGGGAACCAGATTGACGCTTCAACCGCTACCGTTCCTTCTGACCGTGCCTTTCGTGGTGCATGGTCATTGTCAGGTTCTGTTATTTCAGAGGACTTGGATACTGCAAAGGACATCTTCCGTGACAAGGTTCGTGAGGTTCGTGGCCCACTGCTTGATGCCGAAGACGTTGTGTACATGAAGGCACTAGAGGCTGACGATGCAACTGCAAAGGCTGCTTCAGTAACCAAGAAGAACGCCCTTCGTGATGCACCTGCCGCATCTGAAATTACTGATGCAACCGACATTGCAAGCCTCAAGGCAGCTTGGGATGCCGACCTACTTGGTGATAGCCCTTACGCTTAATAAGGAGTCCGTGAATGGCACTGTCTAAAATACAAAGCAACAGTTACGAAGATACTGCCGTTCACGGGCAGCGTAATCTTATTATTAACGGCGCAATGCAGATGGCACAGCGGGGTACGTCAAGCACAGGCATTAACTACCAAACGGTAGATAGATGGAAAATTCAAAATACTGGTGGTGTCACGCAATCACAAGAAGACTTGACTTCAAGTGATGAACCTTATGACTACGGTTTTAGAAAAACGCTGAAACTTTTGAATACTTCCAACGCTTCTGCCACTAACACTTATACCCAAGTGGTTCAACCCATTGAAGCTCAAAATGTAGCGTCTTCTGGCTGGAACTATACTTCTTCTTCAAGTTATATAACTGTTCAGTTTTGGGTAAAGTCCAGTCTTGCTGGTACATATGGTTCGTTTTTGCTGACTAACGATGGTACACAAAAAAGCTACAGCTTTGAATTTACCTTAGTTGCCGACACTTGGAAAAAAG